ATTTAAAATATTATTTGGTTTAATCCACTTACCACTTTCATCGTGTACTAAAAGTAAAAGCTTTTCACCATCATATGAGTTGTCATCTGTGTTCTTCCAATCTATTGTGGTATCCAACCCAAACATTTCATCCTGAGTTGTTTCATACATATTCTTTTTTGTAATCTTAGCTGCCGGAATCCTAAAAGCTAATTCAGTTTTAGGTTTGTCCATACCATCCATTATAGGTTTAAAAAAGAACGGAAGTCTACTATTGATTGGAACAACTTTATCAGTAAACATTTTTTTAGCATCCGAACCTGTCTTTGACAGTATGCCAACTCTAGAATCTTTAACTAAAGTTCCGGTGTTTACACATTCAGAAGATGACATAAATGAAAATCCTGAACGTCTTATCTTTAGATAAATCATTCCAAAACTTCTTTTGTCTGCCTTACAAGCTTCCCAAAACAAAAACAATATTCTATTAGCTTCTCTAAAATCAGGGTATCCTATATCAATACTTGTCCATTGTAGATACATATAATGTGCACCTGTTATATAAACAGGTTTGCCATTAGACATATACCAAAAACCTGCTTCTCTTCTATCAAACTCTTCTTCAATATAATCAACCCATCTGTCTTTAAAGTCTGAAGACATTTCATTCCATTGAAATATAGATTGTATTTTAGACAGAACCTTAGGTAGTTCTACTCTCTCCCAATATTGTTCTTGCTTCTTTTTACTTCTAGAATGAATATCTTTGGGTGGTTTAGGTAGTGCAATACGAAGACCTTGAACTTCTACAATATCTTCTATCTGTCCGGTCTTAGATATAACAACAAAATCATACTTAGGGTTATAGCCGTATTTCCACGTTTTAGCCTTGTTCTTAGACGTTAAAACATTTTTTGGTACAACACCCTCAAGTATGTTATATAAGTTATTTAGACCTTCTTTCTGCAAATCCTTGTTTTGTATCTGTTTTTTTAATTCCTTTTTCTAAAGAATCTATAGCTTCTCTTTCTGCTTCAATACGATTAAGTATTTCAAAAGCATCAAAGATTGCTAACTTCTTTGTAGCTGCTGCATTTTTCAACCTGTCAGCAGACAAGTCATCTTCAGGGTCGTGTTTAATAATCGCTTCCTTCGCCACCTTTATCAGTTGCTCTACTGCCCTGTGTCCTGCTTCTATTATTTTTAATTTTATTTCTTTTGATTTCATTATTAAATCTTTTGCTTTTTCTTATTGGTATAGGTGAACCATCGTGTTCATTCCATTCATCATTAAAGTACATCCAATCCCATTCTCTACTCATTTTTATAAAACATTACATAGACTATTCTACCTTCTTGCCAACTTTCATTTGGATATTTACTGTGAAAGTAATTACAAGGATAAGATATAAGCCTATTAGGTTTGTATCCTACAACACTTTTCAAACTCCATTTAGTTAAATCATTTGAATCTTCTTTTAATATAGTATCAAATTCTTTATCAGAAATATTACTTGGCATAGTTTCTCCCATAGTTGAATGTTCCCAAAACGCAGTACCGTGCAACTCTTTCATAGTTGACTTTGATAAATAAAGCACTAATGCTCTATCAGGCTTTTCGTTATTTATAATTGTATCTGCGTGAATCCTCCAATCTTTATCTACTTCATTATTAGATATTCTAAAAAAACTTAATATTTTTCTTATTGGTTTATTTTCTGCAACTGACAATTCAAAAGATACAATGTCGTCAAAAGATTCAGAACTATCCCAAACCCAAAAACTTTTATCGCCTGTGTCAACTTCTCTATATTCTGTTGAGTTCAAATAATCCATTAACTGATTATATACATTATCACTTAAAAAATTATCTTTTATATAAATCATAGAACCATTGTTATTTGATGGTCAAACATTCTATATAACTTTTCTCCGTCAACTTCAAACTCATATTCAGAATCAGGTTTAAACGAAACTCTATCTCCTTCACTAATACCTTTACTCATTAAATAATCGTTAGGGTATTTCATTTCACCAACCAATGGTTCTTCTTTTGTGTTTTTATAAATATACGAATCTTCTTTTGATACGGGTTTTACAAAACAATATCTATCAACTGCATTCCATTGTGTACCATTATGGTACATATAAAACTGCTCAGGCTCTACAAAAAATAGGTCATCTTTAAAAAAGCTTCTACCACTTCTTTGTCTACCTTTCATATCATTGTAGTATTTAAATACATTGTGGTGTACTAACAAAAAATCTCCCACCTTTATTGGACCTTTATATCCGAGGGGGAGTTCTATAACTTCAGCTTTGCGATTCGCAAATCGTGCATCTTCCAAAGAAGTACTTACAATAAAATCTATTCCACCAATACTTTTAGTATTATTATACCTCTTACCCTTTACAGGTTTGGTAATAAATGCAAACGGTGATTTCATAATTTAATTTATGAGCCACAACCAAGACAATCTATATGTGAATCAGTTGGCTTGACTCCATTTAATTTCATTTTAATATTATGGATTTTATCTGCAAGTTCCATTTCTTGCTCGAATGTTAGATTGGGTTGCTTCTTTTGTTCTGTATAAATTTCAAGTTCCTCTTGTAATTGTTGATTAGCTAAATCTGACATTCTATATAAAGTTTATATTATATTCAATAGATACAGGCATTGTGGATGTAAACTCTTTCCACAACACAATCTCTCCATCATTAATTATATAAATTAATATTGATTCTTTTTCTACATTAAACTTTATTAAATGAATAGTATAACTGCCATTAAGAACAGGTTGACCTACAATATAATGCATTGCACCTGACTTGTAATCAGGACCTATTGAAATCTTTCTAATATCCATTACGATAATTTATGAATAGCAATCCACGAACTTGGTGCATCAGGCATAGTTCCCACACCTGTTGATGCTCCTCGTGCTTCTCCTTGAAGATTAGACATTGTTGCAAGTAATTGCATTCTTACATTATCAATTGTAGTTTCTACAGGAAAACTAACTTCCCAACCTGAAGCTACCGTATCAGATACTTGTTGAATCCAAGTTTGCAAATAAGGAACATTTCCCAATGTTGCAGTAAATGCAGCATATTGAGTTGTAATATCTTGATTAATAACATTAACACCTATATTAACAATGAACTTTCCGGGAGTATTAAATATAACATCACCTGAACTACTAATAGTTACTTCAGGTGTTGTTTGTCCTTTACCAAAACTTATTACTGTTGCTGAACCGGGATTAAGTGCTTGAGTATTGCTTTCTGAATCTTCAATAACCTTGTTCATTTGGAAAGGTGTACTGTTAACTGTAACTGCACCTAAACCTGAAGGGGGACTAATACTTACATTTGTTCCCGGAACAATTTGAGTTACCCCTCCACCTCCTGAAGAAACTTCCCATTGTGTTGCAACTTCAGAGCCACTAATGCTTTTGACTGCTAGTACTTGAGATTGAAGAGTTGGTAAAGTATCGGGTAATGTAATTGTTTGTGCACCTCCTGAAGCCGGTGCTTGTAAAATTATATCTACAGGAGAACCTTTTCCGGCTCCTGTTTGGAATTTAAGTTTACCACCTTCTGTGCTTCCGTTACCTTTAAGGTGTATAACACCTTCTGTAAAAGTAGGGTTGGTTTCTTTTCCAACAACTAAAATGTTATTAGTAGTATCCCAATTTAAGTTTGTATCTCCATTAAAAGCAGAGTTATCATTAAATTGTATTTGACCATTAGAGCCTCCGGGACTACCACTACCACCAATTGTAAGGTTTCCTGCTCCTAAAAGAGATTGATTGTTAATGGTTTTAATATTTGTACCACTAACTAAAGCTTGTTGTTTTCCTGCAAATTCAGCAAAGTCTGTGGAAGTTAAATACCCATCATCTGTTGCCGAAGCTGCATTCATACTAATATCCGGTGTTGTTCCACCTGAACTCTTAATAGGGTTGGTTGCCGTAACATCTGTTACAAAACCACTCTTTGGTAAATCAAATGTAAATGTATTTCCGGTTTGAGAAACTAAAGCACCGGTAAGTGTTATATCTCCTACAACTGCTGCATTCGGTCCTATAACCCCTGTAATTCCTGAATCAAAATTAATTTCAACAGGATTAACATTATTGTCCATAGTAACACCTGAACCTGTAAACTCAAAGAGTCCTGATTCTGTAGCATTACCTACTTTAATACTATTTACTGTATTAACTGATTGAGCACTTATAGTTATTGTTTTAACACCTTGTGCATCAGTATTGACTGAAGCTGATAAACCTGAACCTATTGTTACTTTATCACTCCAATATCCTGCTTGAGCATCTGATGCATCATATTTAAATTTATCATTACTACCACCACCTGTTGGGGTTGGTATCCAATTTAATTGACCATTACCATCAGATTCTAAAATTTGTTGTGCTCCACCTTGCTTTGTTGGAAAGTGTATATAATAATCATCACCTGCACCTGCCTCAGTAGAACCTGCTAAGTGTACATAGTTACCTGCTCTGTGCTCTAGTGCTGCATTACCATAATTAATGGCATCACCTAGACCATAAGTTTCAAGAGTTACCTGACCGGCTTTCTCTTTTCCACCAAGTGTATGTTCTGAAAAAGCACCACCTAATACATAAGTGTTAAATTGATTACCATCAAAAGTACCACCGTTGTTATACTGAACAGAAGTATCAATACCTCCCGGAGTACCACCACCACCACCACTTCCATTGGAAGCTGCAGTAATAATACCTTGGTCATTAACAGTTATATCAGCATTCGTATAAGAACCTGATACACCTTGACTATTCAAGTTAAACTCAAAAGTACCGGGGTTACTTCCTTGTATAACTAAATCATTAGACTTAAATGTTAATTGGTCTTGAGATTCAGTTATAGACTCAGTTAAACCTGAATTACCTGTTACATCAAACTTTGTAAGAAAACCTTTACCTGAATCAGTAATAGTTATTTCATTAGTGTTAGGGTCTGCACTAATACTAATGCCACCTGCACCAACTAAATTAAGAACTCCTGTTAATCCATTTAAAGATTGCACAGAACTACCACCTCCCGGAACCAATGCAAGAATATCACCAATAGTATAGTTTTGAGTTAAGTTGGCATCATCTACGTTAGTACCAATAACTTTATCCTCTAGGGTTGGTTGTGCATCAATTGCATAGGTTTTAATTCGTGCCATAGTTTCTCTTCTAGTTATTCAACTTTTTCAAGTTCTTGCTTTTTTATTTCTCCTGTCTTGACATCTATTTGAGCATCCACTCCATACTTGTCAGACAATTTTTTTTCTACTGCTGCGTACTCTTCTTTAAGTGTATCAATCTTTTTAATGATTGTAACTTTTTGCAATTCAGTATCACCAAGTTGCATTTTTAATTGATTGAAAGCATTCAGCATAGTTTGTACTGAAGTCAATTCGTCTTTAGTTAATTTCTTTTTTGCCATTTTAATAAAATTTAATTTAGATTTATATAATTACAAAGATAGTAAATTTTCATTTAGATTATCATTTGTACAATGCTATTAGAATTCACATCGGGTTAGCAGTATACAAGTAGTGCTTCCATCTTCAAAGGTTATTTGCAAGTATGGAGTTTTACCATCAGTAAAAAACTCTTGCCTTGATATTGTTGTAGCCTTTCCATTTAGAAAAATATCTCCACCACCATCTGCACCTGCAGGTCCTTGTGGTCCCTGTGGTCCCGTTGCTCCCGTACTTCCTGTATCACCTTTTACTCCTTGAGGACCCTGTGAACCTGTATCACCCTTAACACCTTGGTCACCTTGTTTACCTTGACCACCTGTTGCACCGGGTTCACCCTGTGGTCCTTGTGGACCTGTTGAGCCTGTGTTACCGGTATTACCTTTATCTCCCTGTGGTCCCTGAGAGCCGGTATCACCTTTAGGTCCCTCATCTCCTTGGTCCCCTTTAGGTCCCTGAGGACCTACTCCTCCGGTTGAACCTGTATCTCCCTTTGGTCCTTGTGGTCCTTCAGGACCTACTCCTCCGGTTGAACCTGTATCTCCCTTTGGTCCTTGTGGTCCAACACCACCGGTATCTCCTGTTTTACCTTGTGGTCCTTCCGGTCCTTCCGGTCCCGTACTTCCGGTATCACCCTTAGGTCCTTGCGAACCGGTATCACCCTTAGGTCCCTGAGGTCCCTCAGGTCCTTCTGCACCCGTATCTCCTTTCGGACCCTGTGCACCCGTATCTCCTGTTTTACCCTGAGGTCCTTCAGGACCTTCCGGTCCTTGTGGTCCGGTACTTCCTGTATCGCCTTTGGGTCCTTGTGGTCCGGTACTTCCTGTATCTCCTTTAGGACCCTGAGGACCTGTCAAACCTATATCACCTTGAGGACCTTTTGGTCCCTCCGGTCCTGTACTCCCGGTATCTCCCTTTGGACCTTGAGGTCCCGTACTACCTGTATCACCGGTCTTACCTTGAGGTCCCTCAGGACCTTCCGGTCCTTCCGGTCCTACTGCACCTGTGTCACCTTTTGGACCTTGAGGTCCCGTAGAACCCGTGTCGCCTTTATCTCCTTTTGCACCTGCCGGACCTTGTGGTCCTTCAGGACCCGTAGCACCTGTGTCGCCTTTATCTCCTTTATCACCGGTCTTACCCTGAGGACCTTCCGGTCCCTCAGGACCTGTAGCACCT